GTTCAGACCGGATTTTGTGTTTGAATTGGGTTCTCACACTATAGTCATCGAGGTCGATGAAGAACAGCACGAGAGATATGACTTGTCGTGTGAGAACAAGAGGCTCATGAGCATATTTCAGGGACTGGGGTCCAGACCTATGGTCATGATCAGGTTCAACCCCGATAAATACGTTGATGGCAATGGTAAGAAGGTCAAGGGGTGTTGGCACGGGACGGGCCTAGTGCATCAAGGCGGCGAGTGGCGGAGCCGGTTGAAGGAACTGCACGGTGTAATCGAAAAGTGGTGGGGCCGTGTACCCGAAAAAGAGGTCACTATTGAGCACCTGTTCTACGACGGGTACATATCAGGCACGGGGTTAGGCCTTATGAAGGTCTTGTAACCCCAGAAACCCAATAACAAAAGTAAAACGAGGATGAATATCGTCCACTTGCCGAACGGCGTCTTTTTGGGCGGCGGAGGCGGTGGCGGCGGCTTGGCCTGCTCATCAAGCATGCGCTTGATTTCCAGTTCCCCAAGTCGTCGGCTCATGTCCTTCAGGTCCTCCTGCTCCTCTTCAGATTCGCGATCCCGAATGTGAAGTCTGAGCACGAATGCGTTGGTTTCCCAACCCCTAAAGTTTACGGGCGCGCCGGTCTTGTCGACCCACCGGACCGTCAGGCGCTGCAGGCTTGCGATGGGCTCGGGGTACGTGACGGACACGCAATAGTCCTTATTTTCATGGAAGTTCTTGATACAGGCCGAGCCTACATCCATCATGACGGGTGCAAAGTTGCGGTTGGCGTTCGACCCCGTGATCGTGCCGTTCGCGCCGGTGATGGCGCCCGTGTCCACGTGACTGGGGGTCCTGAGCTCGTCAATGTCGAGCCAGATGTATTCGTTGAGGCTCATGTCCACAAGTGTTGAACTCCGGATGATGTACTTGCCCGTGTATGCCGGGTCTGTAGGTCCTGCGAGGGAGGAACTCAAAAGAGTTCCGTGGGAAAGGCCGAGCATCTTGGAGAGTTCGGCCGAGTGTATGAAGATTGTGAAAGGGGTGGTGGAGCTGAAGAGAAAGTGGCCTTCGTCTGGGAGGTATTCAGTGATCACGTTAGTGATCGCGCCCGTCAGCGCCTGAGCCAATCCATACACGCTGTAGAACCCATCGTTCAAAGAGACGTTGGAGGAGCTGACGGCCAGTACATTAGACCCGTTATTGAGGTTGTACATTGAATTACATACACGAGCGCTCACGAGATCCACGCGTTCTATGTCTTTTATGGGGCTCGTGAGGTGCAGGGTGTATGAGTTCCCTGAAGGGTACAGCTGGACGTCACGGTTCTTGGAGTCTGCGAAAAGGAGACGTGTGCTTGGGGTCGAAGATTGCATCTTCTCCTTCTGATTTATAGTTGGATATTTTTACACTCGAAAAGAGAGGGGACGCGCGCGCTGACCAGATCGACACGTGAAACGTTCTTGATCGGTGTGGTCAGGTGGAGGACGTAGCTTTCCCCTGTCGGGTACAGGGCCACGTCACGGTTCTTGGAGTCGGCGAAAACTAACCGAGTCCGTGAGGACTCGTGAACCGAGGTCATTGCTAATTTAGGTTTGGAATTTAAGCAGGGCGAGTGAACGGAGTTCACGAGCCGGGACCGGAGGTCCCTCCTAGGCGCGCTTCGAGGAGCTACGCTCTGGTCGAAAGCTCCAGAGTGGCGAGGCGGGCTTCGAGTGACTCTATGGTCTGAGCTTGCGTCTTCACGAGAGCCGAGAGCTCCTTGAAACCTCCGGTCTCTGATGAGTATCCAATTAGCCACAGTGGTATGTGCATCCAATAAAGGCCTTGATGTATGTAGTTCCGTTGAATATGTATTCTTCTGATAAGTATTTTGGTGAGTTGAGAAGGAAATCGCATGACATAGTTGATTTAGCGACTGTATAATTGTGAAGCAAGTCATCATCTTGGCGTTTACCAACCCCTGGTATAATAGACGACGTGATATAATCACCATTTTCAATATTTCCGTTGATGTTTGACACCCACACTGCCCCCTCGCCAAATGAGTTGATACGTATTCTATCCTTTAACCCATTTTCAAATCCATTATCTATATGGTCATAGTCAAACTTTCCGTCGGTGTTATACGGAGACTGACCATTATCCTTCAGGTTAGTGATCACACCAAATACAGCCTTGTCATTGTCTTTTGTACTTAGAACAACGTTTGGAAGGGCTTCGTTAATCTGAATTGCTTCTTTATCAGTTAGCCGTGTACCATCAGATGTGTAAGATACGTATCCCGTATCAGCGGCGCTCACGATTAATCCTACATAATTCTGAACATTTATTTTGATATCTTCGTTGTTAGGAACTCCAGCATGCTGACCCGTGAAATAAGAAGTACCTGCAACTGTTGCATAATAATACGACGTCCCAGCGCGCCAAAATAAGTAAAGTGTACCCGCATACTGTGTAGGACATAGCGTCGCTGAACTGGATATAGCTGTTTGCAATAGTGCTTTTGCTAACACATTGTTTGCTAAGCTCCCATCAAACATTGTGTGATATGGGTTTTCAGCACTGTTGTAAATGTGCAGAATGCACTTTGGGTCGTTTGTCCTGATGCCGACGTTGCCACTCGAATTGATGCGCATGCGCTCAGTCGGAGTCGCGTTATTCGTCGCCGAAGTAAAAAACTCGATTTGAGATCCGCCTTGAAAACAGTTCAGGTTTATCCCAGATGCAGCATAACTTGCTGTACCCGTACCTGCAATCGGATCCCATCCGTTTGCTATACGTAAAATACTATTGAACGGGGCGGAGTTGACGTACTGCGGCTGAAGCCGCCACGTGGTATTTCCGGCGTTTCCATTGATGTTTGAGCTTGCGAATATGTCGCCTCCGTTGACGTGGAGGGCACTTATGGGACTCGCCGTCCCGATGCCGACGCGTCCGTTCGCCGAGTCGTAGAACAGCGTGGACACGGTCGTCGGTACACCCGAACCGGCCCCATAAAGGATACGGCCGGCCGTGTACGTCGTGCTCAGGGACCCCGCGGACCCACCGACGCTCAGGGACGCTGCAGACCCCGTCAGGCCGGTTCCTGGGCCTGAAAACTGCGTGGACGCCGTGATCGTCGTGCCACCGACCGTGTTGGACCCAGCGATGGCGCCGTAATGCGTGGTCGCCACGACCGTCGCCGCGTTCATGGTGCCTGTGAACACGTCCAGGGCCGTCTGAGGATTCGTCGTCCCCACCCCCACGTTCCCGTTCGCCCCCACGAAGAGAGCCGTGGACCCGGTCGTCGTCTGGGCGCTGAACACGTTGCCCGTGCCGAACTGCCTCACGGTCAGTGCGTTCGATGAAACTGCATTGCCGGTCACTAGGACCGCGGACGAGTTTATCAGGGTCGGAACGGCCGTCCCCGAGTTTTGGTTGAACGTACTCATCTACTCTGAGCAAACATTAGTTTGCGACGGGACGCGCGGCGTCCCTCTAGGGAGATTTGTTTGGGGCGGGGTGAAGACGGGTTCACTGGTACAAAAAGTACATTATGGGTTTTCAACTTTAAGATTGAAAGGAAGAATCAATTTTAAAATTGAAATGAAAAGTCTAATAGGGGCGGTGGCTCTTGAACACCCAGTGTTCAAATTGTACCAGGGGGTGGGATGGTCTTCCAGTAGTCACGGTCCTTTATAGGTTCTGACCCGTACGTGAATGGATAAGGTGCAAGGGGCGTGTCCTCGACGTCGTCCGGGTCCAGGTATGCGTCTGGACGGCCACCCTCAGCTCTGTACGAGGCCCGGTCCTTCATACCCGATGGCCCGTCTGGGTCCGTTCCTTCCGGAACAAACTTAATCATAGGACTTGAAGTGATCAAAGCCTTAAGCCGGGCCTTCATAGCCTCTTCTTCAGTCTTGAAATAACCGATCAGTTTCCCGGTCAAAGTCACCTTCCAGGCCTTGCCCTTTTCACGGCTCGCGACGTACGTGATCCCCACACCCTTGGACGAAGCATCTGTGCGCTTGACCGTCCTGACGGCCGACTTGACGAGGTTCTCCTCCCTGAAATCCCAAGCGTCACCATTCACGTGAGCCCACGGACCCTTCGAGCCTTTGACGACGTCCTGGAGGTACACGCGTTTCCCGAGCCTCGTGGCGAACACCTGATGCGTCTTGGCGTGCTGGAACCACGTGTACTGGGCGAGGTTTCTGGTGAGCACGGAGTGGGTCGAGACCTGAGCCGTATGAAGCACGGTTCGTATACCATCCACATACCGCCATATCATAATGGTGTCCGTCATCCTGGCCGTCCTGGTACAAGACCAACATTATAATTCAGGCCGGTCAGCCCTACCCTACCCACCCTTAATTCCTTTTTGAAATTCAAAATTTTCCCATGACCTAAATGAAAAACCTGTAGTGTTCAAATTGTACCAAGGGTCCGTATGGCCTGAACCTCCATAAAGTCAATGGAACTGGGCGAAGCCCGACTCCATTGAGTCTATGAATTTACTGAAAGTCCCTTAGGCCTCTGGAGCCGGGGGCTGACGCCCTGTGGATCACAAGTCCTACGGACTTGGTCTCGGGGGCCAAACGATCGCAAAAGGATCCGACTGAGTCGTGACGTCCCGCAACTGAGCACGGTACTGGACCCACTCGGACTTGTTGGGCACCTCGTAATCGGTCACGCTGCAGGTCCAGTCGGATTCGTAGAGCTTCTGGCGCTGCTGGGCGCGGACGGAGGTCCACTGGGCGTCGAGCTTTGCCTGGACTTTTGCGGGGTCTTCGACGAGGGTCACTGTGTCTGTTTCGGAGTCCTTGACGGCCATGACCACCGTAGGGTCTTCGCATGTGCACTGGACGCCCGGAGAGTCCACCAGAGATGCTCCCGTGGTGAGAAACTGACCCTGAATTTCAAGAGTTTCGGGGTCGATGAGGACGGTCCACGACATTTACTATTTACAACTATAATTCCGCTGATAAATTGAGATTCACACCCGAAGGTATGTCCACGACACCGGTTCCAGCTGCGGTATAACCAACGTCGAGATAACCGCTCATTACACCATAACTCGTAAATGAGATAGAAGCAAGGTTCGTGGGCGTTCCCAGCGCGACCGGCGTCCCTGTAGGTGCGGCCCTCATGGGCGGGAAAGTGATCGGTTGACGGTCGATATTTGACATGTAACGCCTGTACAAAGCCGCTTGCAAGACGGTCTGATAGTACCTCTGACACAGCGCCAGCTGGGTTCCATAAGGAACCACCTCAAAAGGGGTGGCGACCGAGCCTTTCTCGAGCTGGACGCCGGTGTATTGAATATATGTATTCAGGGTCGCCGCCCAGTTATAAACACCGGAATATCTCGTGTTAGTCGATGCGTTCCAGCCTACTGACCCATTTGTATTTCCTAGTGGTGAAAACATTACTTCAATTGCA